AGCAGGCACAGCAGTGTGTTCCATGTGGAACATCGGGACATCCGGCTAATCCTCCGGGCATCAAGCCAACAGAAAGACATTGCTTCCTTCAATCGATTTGTTTCATTGAGCATTCAGGCGTAAGCAAAGCAACCGTTTTCCCTCGCGGTTGTAACGCTCATGCGATGAGGACCCTAACCTACCTTGTCAGCCGCCCTGCCCAGCCGTTTGGTACTTTGCCTGGGCAGCCCAGCCAATTCTCCGGGTCCTCCAAGACCCTGGTTCGAAAGGCGCGCGCAGCTTGGCCCGAATATTTCCTAGTCAGCCGACCTCGATGATTTGACTTCATGGCAGTGCAACTTGTTACTATTGAACAGCTTTCCATGCTGATTGACCTCAGCCCCCGGCAGATACACCGGCTGGCCGAGCAGGGGACCTTGAAGCGGGCGGTTGATGATCAGGGCAAGCAGGTGCGTCCGACCTCCTACGAGCTGATTCCCACCGTCCGCGCCTACTGCGCCTACCTCCGGGAGGTAGCCCGCGTGGACGACGTGGGTCATTCGACCTTCCAGAAGCTGCGCAACAAGAAGATCGGTGCGGAGGCCGAGAAGGCGGTGCTTGATCTCCAACTGCATAAGAAGAAGCTGCACAAGGACGAGGACGTTCAGTACGTAATGACGACCATGCTGACCTCGGTCAAGAGTCGGTTACTCTCTATCCCATCCCGGATCACGCGGGTGCTGATGGGCAAGACCTCCTTCCAGGAGATTTACGCGATCATCGATGCCGAGGTCGAGCTGGCCTTGCGCGAACTGTCCGACTACGACCCGAACGCCTTCGCGCGAGCCAACGACGAGTACCTGAGCCTCACCGGCCAGACCCCAGGCCCGCACCCCAACGGCAGCGCTAACCATCAGGGAGACCCGGAGGATGCCGGAATCGAAGCAGACGCCATCGCAGAGTGAGCTGGAGGAACGCCGGGAATCCTTCTACAACACCTCCAGTCTGTTCCGGGCCTGTTCCCGGATCTTGCGTCCTCCGAGCCGGGTACCATTAAGCGAGTGGGCGGATGCCTACCGGATACTCTCGCCCGAGTCCAGCGCCGAGAGCGGGCAATGGATCACCGCGCGTGCTCCTTACGAGAAGGAGATGATGGATGCGATCAGCGATCCCTTTACCCCAAAGGTGGTGATCCAGAAAGCCTCGCAGGTTGGCGCCACCGACTGCGCCATCCTCAACCCGGTCGGTTACTACATGGACGAGGACCCCTGCCCGATCCTGGTGGTGCAGCCAACCCTGGATCTGGCGCAGGCCTTCTCCACCGACCGCTTGGCCCCGATGTTGCGTGACAGCCCACGGCTGCGGGGCAAGGTCCACGATGCCCGGTCAAGAGATTCCTCTAACACCATTTACCGGAAAGGATTCCGGGGCGGATTCGTGCAGATGGCCGGGGCGAACTCGGCGGCCAGCCTCTCGGGTCGTCCGGTGCGGGTCGTCCTCCTCGACGACGTTGACCGCTACCCCGCCAGCGCGGGGACGGAGGGCAACCCGATCAAGCTGGCCACCGCCCGCACCAGCGCCTTCTGGAACCGCAAGATCGTCATTGTCTCTTCTCCGGGTACCTCCGGGGTCAGCCACATTGAGCGCGAGATGGGGATGAGCACCCAGGAGTACTGGTACCTGCCCTGCCCGCACTGCAACTATTTCCAGGTGCTGGACTGGGACCGGGTCCGGTTCGCCGATATGACTCACGGCTGTCTGGCCTGCAATCACTACCGGCAGAAGCACGAATGGCTGGCCCACGCCGAGTACGGCGAGTGGCGGGCTCACCGCCCGGTGGATGGCCGGGGCCGGAGCGTGAAGACGCGCGGCTTCTATCTTTCCGGGCTCTACTCGCCCTGGATCGAGTGGGACCTGCTCGTCGATGAGTTCGTCACGGCCGTCAAGGCCAGTCAGGAAGGCGATATCGAGCTGCTCAAAGCCTTCCGCAACACCCGCCTGGGGCTCCTTCACGAGGACCGGGGCGAGCGGGTGGAGATCGACCTTTATGCCGACCGCCGTGAGGTCTACACCGGGGAAGTCCCCGCAGGGGTGCTGGTCTTAACGGCCGGCGTGGACGTGGGCGACAACTGCCTTAACTACGAGGTAGTGGGCTGGGGCAAGGGCCGCGAGGCCTGGGGGATCGAGTACGGCATCCTTGACGGCAACCCGCGCGAGGACGAGGTCTGGGACTTGCTCGACGAGGCGGTCTTCCACCGGGTCTTTACCTGCCATGACGGTAAACGCATGCGGGTGCGCCGGATGCCGGTCGATTCGAACTACTGTAGTGACTACGTCTACCAGTACACCAAGGCCCGCCAGCCCCGCGCGATTTCTATCCGGGGCGAGGGGGGCTTAGGAAAACCCTTCATCAAGTCGGCTGGCATCCTCACTAAGTTCAATCGCGCTCACCTAATCACGCTCGGGGTCGATACCGCCAAGGAGGAGATCGTCGGGCGGTTGAACGTCGCGCGACCCGGACCCGGCTACTGCCATTTCCCCAAGCTCGCCAACGGCGAACCGGCGCGCGGCTACGATGAGGAATACTTCAAGGGCCTGACCGCCGAGCAGCGGCAGGTCAAGAGCAAGCACGGGTTCCGTACCTTCATCTGGGTCAAGCGCCTCTCGCAGCGCAATGAGCCTTTCGATTGCCGGATCTACGCCCTGGCCGGAATCGTTCTGCCCTACACCGGGATCAAGCTGGAGGAGATGAGCCGTGACGTGTTCAGCTCAAGCGAGGAGGGCGGCAAGCCGGTCCCGGCTGCCTCCAGCCGGTACGGGGCCAGGGCCGTTACCGGGTACGGCGCGCACCAAGGGGCGGGTGCGGAGACGATGTTCTAGTGCGGGCTACCACCGGATGCGCTTTTTTAAAAAGACTTCTCGCCTATTCTCACCCGGTGAGCTAGATTCGAGGGAATAGCCCGCCATGACGAAATACGAACGACATCCGATTGGGGCCTGCTACCCGGACCTGAACAGCGAGGAATTCGAATTGCTGGTCGCCAGGGTCAAGAGCGGAGAGAAGATGCCACCGGCTCAGCTCTTCGAGGGTAAGATCCTCGACGGCTGGCACTACTGTAAGGCCTGCTCTCAGGTGGGTGTAGAGCCTGATACAGAGGTGGTAACCCCGGATGATCCGGTCACCTTTGTGATTCGGCGCAACGAGGGGCGACGGCAGCTAACCACCGGACAGAAAGCTATAATTGCAAACGAGATAGCCAATGTAGTTAAGGGTGGAGCGGGCGGTTTTACAATGAAGAGCGATAGGCCCCAGGGGCCTATCGATCAAACGCAGGCAGCTCAAGCAATGGGGGTTTCTCCGAGGACTGTAAAACGGGCTTCCTATGTTAAGTCGTATGGCGGCCCGGAGGTCAACGGGGCGCTTTCCAGGGGCGAGATAAACGCTAAAAAAGCAGAGGAGATCGCTCACTTGCCTAAGGATCAGCAAGGAGCGGCTGTGCGACAGGCGACCGCTAAAAAACCGAGGCCGGTTAAGAAGAAGTCGTCAAAAGGTCATGGCCGGGTCTTCTACTGGGAGCAATGGAGTAAGGCGAATCCGGCTCAGGTAACCAGGATCAATGAGCCGAGCATTTATCCAGAGGGCGAGAAAGTGCCTGTGGGCGATGATAGCCCTGGATCGGATGAGAAATGGGTTCGGCATGCCATCGAGGAGTTACGCAAGAACGAGCCGCTGATTCCTACTATGGGCAAACGGCAATTAGAAGAGCTGATCTACCCATTTACGCAGGCCATCCAGACCTATGTGATTAACCGTATGAAGCGGCCCCGACCGGAGGGGGAACTAGCCAAAGGCTTCTGGGACTGGGCACAGCATGCGGCAAAGAAGATGTTGTGCAGACGTAACTTCTGCGACTACTGCGCGACTCAGGAAGCTAACAAAAAAATGGATACTACCGGCAAGGTTAGGCCGGTAGGTAAAAAATCATCCTTTGAACAGCGTTTCAGACCGCTGTGGAATCCCGATAAGCTAGGGAAATTCCAGTACGGCGAATTGCCGCAGGTTAAAGACCGATGGGTCATGGAATTCGATAAATACTTTCAGCAACGCGCACTACGCGCACAGCCTGAAAACAACGGGAACCTAAAAACGGTTTCCTAACAGAAAGAAAAAACATGGCAAAAACTAAACCGGAGGCACAGGCCAATGCGCCAACGCCACCCGGTACACAAACCAACGGGAACTCGGACCCGTTTAAAGATATTCCGATGATTCAGGGGACCGGCGATCTAGCTCACTTGAGCGTAGGGATTGGCTATTTAACCCCTGAAATTTGCGATCAATTGCCGGAACACAGCCCGTTTCAACGCAAGGAGAGCGTAAAAACTGGCCGTAAGTACGCGAGGCTGCAGAGAGAGGGAAAGTGGATCAACGAGTATCCAGGCGGTTTCTATACGGATAAGGACGGCAACGTGATGGATGGCGGCCATCGAAAGATGGCCGTCAAGGAGAGCCGGGTGGCGATCCCGATCATCCTGTGCAAGGGATTAAACCATGTGGCGGCTCACGCCATTGATCGACCGAGGCCGCGCACATTAGCGGGAAACCTAGCCTGGGACGGCAAGATAGCTGCTCCGATCCTGGCGCAGCAATTACGATTTGTGCGTAGTTATCGGGAGGACGGAACATTCAGCTGTTTCAGCGGATTCGATGTACCGGATTACTACGAAACAATGGAACAGGAATCAGGATTGATCGACCTCGCCCCAAAATGGGATCTGCACCCGTCCTTGCCGAAGGTACCGGCAGGATTGTTTGGAGCGGTAGAATACCTGATCCAGCAGGAAACCGGCGTAGACGCGCATGATTTCCTGAAAGACTGCGCACGCGGCGAGGCCGTTGTGGAAGGCGATCCGGCATTCGCTTTTCGGGAATGGGTTTTGAGCCTGTTGCCCAAACGTACAGCCGGGATCACCGCCAAAATCGGGTATTCGATGATCTTCTGCTGGAAGAAGGCCAAGGATGGTGCGCAAATCACTAAACTGCGGGCACCGTCAGCGTGTCCACCGTTGGAGCGGGAATTAGTCTAAAACGTCAAATCAGCTCGGCTCCGAAATCGGAGCCGAGCCTGCTAACTATGAAAAGCTTACTCGATCAGAAACGAGCTTTGCAGGAGCGCAAGCTGGCCGTAGACACTCGCATCCAGGCGATCTCTTTGGATTTAGACAAGGCGAGTGCTGAATTTAACCTGACCGGGCGCGGGATGTCGCGGGAACGTTATTTCAAGCTGCGGACGGAGCTGGCGACCTTGAAACCCGAGAGTCAGCGTTTACAATTTGAGTTAGGCGACCTTGGTAAACAGCTGCGAAACGGAGACCGTAAGACCTTGGGAGAGCATTTTATCTCCGTCGCCAAACTGGAACTCTCGACCGATGAATTCGAGAAACTACTTAGGCTGGCCATCGAATTACGAGATGGAGCGTAAAGAAGAAAAACTTTGAGCCAGGAATCAAACAGAGGTCGCCGGTTCGAGTCCGGCCCGGAGGATAAGCTCTCTGGTAGTTCGATGCGGACGGAATGGTCAGCCGCCGCTGGGTAGAGCAGGGGGAACGGGGCGCGCATGTCCCCTTCGACCGCACGCGCACAACATGACAAATGCCCTCGTGGTGTAAAACGACTAGCATAACGGTACGACGGAGATGCCGGTAAAAATCCGGTCGGGGGCTCCACTTGATTAAACGCGGCCTGAGGGCCATGGTATGAGGCCATGCCGGAAACCAAGCGTGCCGCTACCGCCAGGGCCAGACGGGTCGGAATCCCGGTCAGTCATGTCGTCAAGGGATCGGGCAAAGGCTATTTCATCGCCCCAGCCGGGGTGACCCGCGCACCCGCTCAGCGCGCCTATGCCGGGATGCGTTCACACGGTTACTCCAAGGCCAAGGCGGCCAAGATCGCCCATTCCATCAACCGCAAAAAGTGAGATGGCTGCTCCCAGCATGGCTTTTCGTTTTTACCGTTTTCGCCTTTTCCGCCGCAACAGTTCCTAAGCATCACGGTCATCATCCGAGTCCGACTCCGAGTCCGACTGCTACGCCCACGCCGACACCTAGTCCGACGCCCACGCCGCTGCCGAGTCCTCCTTCCGTCACCCTGGCCTGGGATGCCAGTCCCGATCCCGGTGTGCAGGGCTACCGGCTCTGGCTGGGGTTTATGCCGGGAGCCGAAACGCCCTTCGCCGATGAGGGGACGAACCTCACGGCGACTGTCCAGCTGAGCTCCGGGACCACCTACTTTTTCGTGGTAACCGCTTACAACTCAGCCGGGGACAGCCTGCCCTCGAATGAGGTCAGCTATGTTGCCCCGTAAGTTTATTTGTTGCTGCCTCTTACCCACGGTGTTATAGCAGATACCGCACGCCGCTTAACACAATCTCCCTAAGATCCCCGCAGCACGGTAACGGTATCATCCGCTAATGAGCAACGGTAGTAACGGTTCAACGACCGTTCAAGTACCATGGTACCCCGCACGTCCGGGGTTCGGCTATGACTACTGCATCCAGTGCCGTAACGAGGTTGCGGAGGCCCTGCGTAAGGCAGTAGCCAGCGGGGTCGCCTCCTACAATGTCGGTTCGCGCGGCCTGACGCGCTTCACTATCGCCGATCTCCAGGGCCTGCTGACGTTCTGGACCAATGCCGCTAACGATGCCTTGCTGGGGGTCAGCTCCGCGATTCAGTGTCGGCGGGGCGTCCCGTGTGACGTATGAGCAAGGCCGCCGTCAAGCCCAAGGCCAACGGGGCCAAAAGGACCAACGGGGCTAAGGGGCGGTTCAGGAACTCGGCTGGCACCTCCTTTCTGATCAATCCCTACGGGGTCCCGAACCAGTTCGGCTACGGCAATTACGGCGCGAGCAGGCGCAAGGTCGGCCTGGAGGAGTGGCGGGCATTCAGCGCCTCTGCCGATGCGGACATCATCTATAACCTCCCGCTGCTGCGTCCGCGTTCGCGTGACCTCTTCATGGGTTCGCCAATCGCCGGGGGAGCCATCCTCACCCTGCGCATTAACGTGGTCGGCAACGGCCTCACCCCGATGCCGCAGGTGGACGGGGATCTCCTGGGTCTGTCCGCCGATGAGCAGGCCGCCACTAATAAGTTTTTCAGTGACGAGTTCGACCTCTTTGCCGATACCGTGGAGTGCGACTGGAACCGGCGTTCCACCTTTTATCAACTCCAGGACCTGACCTTCGTCAACCAGTGTATCTCGGGCGACATCCTGGCCCTGCTCCCGATGAAGACCCGGCGCGGGGCGATCTATGATACCAAGATCAGGCTGATCGAGGCCGACCGGGTGATAAACCCGTTCTGGACATCGGGAGCGGGAGGTTCACCCTCGCCGCTGGGCAACATCACCCGAGACGGGCTGGCCAAGACCTTCGGCGGGGTCGAGCTGACCGATGACGGCGAGGTCGATGCTTACTGGGTCAGCCAGTATCACCCGATGTCGCTTCCGGCCCTCTCCGCGAGCCTGACCGGCACCCCCTTTAATTCCTTTACCCGGATTCCGGCCTTCGGTGAGGAGACCGGCAGGCCGGTCGCTCTGCTGATCGCCGAGATGGAACGGCCCGAACAGCGCCGTGGCGTTCCGCTCATGGCCAAGTGCCTGACCGAGATGAAGAACCTTCAGCGGTACGTGGAGTCGACTACGGTCCAGAACGTCATTAAGAGCTACTTTACCGCCTTCATCACCTCCGCGATGCCTTCCACGGAGATGTTCCAGGGCATCGTTGATCAGGACATGATCAAGGATCTGGTCTCCCGCAACCCTTACCTCGTCAAGCTGGGGCCGGGGATCATTAACTGGATGCG